TCTTTCATTCGTTCTTCAATACTAGCATCATAATTACGAACTACATTTGTCATTCGTATTGCTAGTAATAAACTCATTACTAAATCATCTTTCTCTCCAGGCTTTGCACTATAACTATTTCCAGTGGCAACAAAGCATTTCATTTCACTAATAAGACTTTTACTATTAAGATTAAGTCGTTTAGTTTCTATTAAAGATTTCATTTTTGCACAAGCAGATAACTTACTTCGATGTGTTGTATTAAACCCTTTACGGAATCTTTTTGCATTTCCGTGTGCTCGCGGTTCGCTCAAAAATACTCCAGGTATATTTTCTTCTCCAATTTCAGCAATACTAACAAGTGCAGCCTCTCCTAGTGTATTATTTTCAACACTATAATAGACATCATTTGGCTCGCCGATGCACTCAGCCAAGTATCCACATATTTCTCTCATAATTGCTACTTGTTGTGTTATTGGTGTTTTATTATGCATCCACTCGGCTACTTGTACTAAATTAGGCAATTCAAGTATTTGTATTGCACTATTGTCCCCTCCTGTTCCTAAACTAGGATCTAGTGCAACCATATAAGTTTGTCCTTTGACTGGCTTTTTATACCAACGTACTTGTCCTTGCTTTTCAATTGGATCTGAGCCATCAAGTTCTGCTAGTCTAACTGGATTAATTAATGTTTCTTCGTAGATAATAGGTTCGCATTCCATTTCACGTCTGAAACGTTCATCGCCAATTCTACCACGTTCTTCTATTGCCCACTGCTCATCTCTGTCTGGGTGCTCTTGCCACAAGCATTTGTAAGGAGCAAATCCGTTTGTTCCTGAATCACTTTCGTTACCATACTCATCAATGTTATCGTTTGCTTGTGTCCACAACAACCAAAACTGATCTTCATCACTGTTAGGTGTACTTGTAATAATTGCACTACCACCTGTTGCTAGTGTAGGAGATATTGATGTCCAAAATTCTGTAGCAATAGTATTACGAACAAATGCAAACTCATCACAGTATAATAATGTTATGGACATACCACGTCCGGTATTTTCTGTTGTTGCTTGTGCTACAATTCTACTTCCGTTTTCAAATTCAATTGAACCTTTGTTGTAGTTTGTAACACCTGCTCTAATATGATCAGGGCATAGTTCATATGCATAACGTATACGTTGCATAATCTCTTGAGCTCCACTAAACTTATGTGCCGCAATAAGTATTGTACTATCAGCAATAAACATTGCATGCCATAACAAGTAACCAGCGGCAGTAGTTGTTTTACCCATTTGTCGACTCAGTAAATTAATACTGAAACGATTTTTGTGATAACTATTAACGAGAGACTCTTGAAACTCAAAAGGCTTGTACAACATTTTTCCTTGGACTGGATGTTGTATGTGAAAATAATTTGACATAAAATAGTTAGGACCGTTATCAGTGTTTGCACACTTTATAAATTCTTCTAATTGTCCTTCAGAAAACTTCTGGCTTTGGTGGGCTCTTTTTACTAAAACGCCATCTAAACTCTTGCTCATTTGTTTCTCTCATTGTATAATGTATACATATTATAACTTATTTATCGGTAAAAATTGTGAGTGATTGCTTAGTATTAAATGGTAACTATCAGCCGTTGAGTTTACTACCATTAAGTGTAGTAGGCTGGCAACAGGCTGTTAAATTATATTTCTTAGATCGGGTTAGGATCATTGAAACGTATGATGACTGGCAAGTACACAGTCCTAATATGGATTTTAAAGTACCTGCTCTTGTGGCATTACGAAAATACTACCCTGTGCAAAAACAAATAAGATTCACTCGTTATAATTTATTTTTACGTGATATGTATCAGTGTCAATATTGTGCTGATACTTTTCCTACTATTGAATTAACTGTTGACCATGTACTTCCACTAAGCAAAGGTGGAAAAACAAATTGGCAAAATTGTGTTAGTGCTTGTAAAAAATGTAATACAAAAAAAGGTAATACTGTTGGGCAAATGATTCCTATCAGAAAAACGTTTACACCGGATTACTTTAACTTATCTAGTATTAGACGCAAGAGACCATTTACTGTACGACACAGTAGTTGGTTAGAATATATTGGAAACGTAGATGACTTTAAGTTTAGTAAGGATTCTCACCAGTAAGATGTGTTTGTGCAAACCATAATTTAAACCATTCAGGTGTTCCTGGTTTAATATTTTTCTTCTTCATATGTTTAGATTTTTTATCTCCCACATAAGAGAGATTCTCACTATAAGGGGTCAAACCTTTATACGATTCAACCCCTGCTAGTTTTTTTAAATTTTTTAACTCTTCTTCAAAAGTCATTTTACTTCGACATAAGTGCCTGTAGTTGGTCTGCCAATTTTGCTGCCAGTGGGTTATCCCCCGGACCCTCTTTTCTAGTGTGGGCTTTTGGCCCGTTTAGTCCTCCGGACAATTTGTTTAATTGCATATCCGCATCCATGTAATCTTCGTCTGGTGAGTTAGAATACTCGTCCAGTGCTTTTGTTGCCTGTGTATCTGCCTGTAAGCCCGCTAAGGACATAAGTGATGCTAAGTCATCGACTGCAACTTCTACTGTTTCTTGTACGTCTGCTTCTTCAACAGTTTCTGCTTCTTCTACAGATTCACCAATGCCGTACATAAACAACTTGCTGTATACTTCTGGATGATCTTGTTTGATTGCATATTTAATGTCTTGCATAAATTTTTCTCTCATTGCGGTATCACCTGAAGAAGCCATAGCGACAATATCATCACCATCAGCATTAGCATTTTTCATAAGATTTTCTAATGCTTCGATTGAATCCTCAATATCATCAATCATAATATATGAATAATCATACGGGTCACCTTGCATTAATTCTCTTTCTACTTCTTCGTCACTCATGCCTTTTGCTTTGAGTTCTGCTTTAGCCTCAGCCTCTCCATCATAGTACTCTTTTTGATCTGCTTTATAAGACATTAAAAGTTTTTTTAAGGCAGGTGCAACCATATCAAGTGTTACACTATCTCTATCAATATTTGATAATTCTTCTTCACGACCAGTGTTAGTAACTTCTTCAGATGCTTCATCAACAACTTCTTCTGTTGCTACTTCATCAGATTCAAAACTAGCATTCATCTCATGGTGTCTACGATAGTCATCTACAAACTCTTTTATTTGATCTGCATCTAAGAAACGTACTATTTCTTGGAATATAGGATGATCTGGATCGCAACCTACTTCATCACATAAGTCCATAATAGGATCAGCGGCAGTACCTACTGCTTCTGTTTCAACGCTTTCATTTGATTCATTTGCTTCTTTAGAATCGTCCCAAAATTTGCCGGCTTCTTCAGCACTACCAAATGTTTTTGAATGCATGTCAATAAAATCTTTTCTGCTATTATCTTGTGCTTCAATATCTAAATCAGACATTCTACTTTCAGATACATCTTTTTCCATGCCTGAATATTTTAATAAGGTTTCTAAATCCATGTTACTTTCCTGCTTTTTCTTTTTTGGCTATTTCTACTTCCGGAGTACCACGCTCTAATTCTTTAAGCATGTTCTCGTTATATTTGTCACCAAATGTTGGGTCATCTTTACTATCTTCATAGTCGCTATCAAGTAAAGGCTCATATTCTTTTTCTTTGGCATTAGCCGCTTCTTCACGTGCAATTTCTTCCGGGTGCTCAGCGTTAATAACAACTAAGTGCGACCCTGAAAGTCCAGCATATTCGGCTAACTCATTTCTTAATATTGCAGAAGTACAAGGATAATTTACAGTAACGTCAATCATGCTAACTTCTGAATTCTTTAATGTTTGGAAATCCATTGGATGTTCCTGAATAGGAGTTGTTTTTGGCTTACTCATGTCAGTTACACTGTACTTTCCGAGCACCATTTCAATTCTATCAATGTGCTGATCTTCAAGAGTGCCGGCATATTTTATACGGAATTTGTATTCTTTTTTACTTTCCGTTAAGTATTGTTGAAATGTTTTCATTTTATCCAGACCTCTATGTAATATAAGTTATTTATCGTTTTTCATTAGTTTTTCTAATAAAGCATTTCTATCTAAAACCACTGCATCACCGTCGGATTCGCTGGTTCCGTCATGTCTTGCTTGTACTTGATCAATTCTTGCTTTCTTTAATTGCAAATCAATCATTTTTAATTTTCTATCAATTTTTGCACCTTTGGCATTTAACGCAGTATCAAGCATTCTGGCTGCAGTACTAAAAATATCGCCGGCATATCTTGCTTCTACGTTCATACCTAAATCCATTAGGTCTTTAAATGTATCTTTGGCAGTATCTGCAATATCGTCCATTTCGCCATCACTTGCTTCAAGGTTTTCTACCATTGGCAGAGCGGCGTCAATTTTGTCTGCTTTGCTCATTGCATTTTGATAAGTTTCAGCGTCAGGCACAGGAATAACGTCCTGTTGTTCTGTGACTTTTTCTTCTTCTACTTTATCAGCAGGTGCTAAATTTAATAAATCTTCTAATTTTTTTGTCATACAATTACTTACCTTGCTTTACCTTTGTGGAAAATATCTTCTTCAGTAACAACTCTAAACTTAATACGTTGTTGTTTACACCATCTACTAGCGGCTTCCCATTTTGCCATATTAACAATAACTCGGGCTTGTGCCATTTGACTTTTACCTGCACTTTCCATTGTTGTTTCTTTTTTTGGCTTTACTTCAATGAGTTCTGCACTTTGTCTACCGTTTTTGTCTGAATATACAACTAAAAAGTCTGGAAGATATATTGATGCTTTTCCTGTAAGTGGATTTTTATACGGTATTTTTACACTTTCGCTTGACCATTGTGTTATGCCTGGATGATTATCACAAAATTGCATAAATGCCCATTCCCAACTACTACGATAAGTAGGTTCTTTTAATCCAACATACTTTTCTGGAGACTTTAAAGTAAATTTACCTTGTGCAAATTTTGCCATCGGGCTAACTTAATATGTTACGAGCAACTAAATTGTTTGGAGATTGACTCTTGTTAAATCCTAGCATACTTGTATCGTTGCGTGTTTGGTTGAGTAAACTAATAATACTTTGTTGTATATCGTTTAATCCGTATTCTCTTAATTCATCAACAATTATCATTGGAGAATTACCTGTGTTAGTAGCAATGCTAATTACTGTGTCTGTTAAACTATTTGCAATCTCATTGTTTCCTTCAGTTTTATCTAAAAAGAAACCTAGCACTGCATCATACTCACCCGAAGTAACTGTAACGTTCTCGTTGGTATTATACGAGTTAAACACATCTGTTTCTGTTACTGTTGTTGTATTTGCTGGTAAATTAGCCATTTATACCTCTTATGTTGCTACTGCTGTTGGTAAGCCTTTAGTTACTTTTGTAACTCCTTTAGGACTTGCACCAAGATTTTTGCCAAATGCTTTTCCTAGTTCACCTTTAAACGATCCTGGTCCACTACCACTCATAAAATCTTGTGCTTTTCCTAAGTCATTTTGAAAGTTT